CAAACCGATTTGTGTATGAAGACGATGCCATACCCGATGCCTATAAGAAAATGACAGAGAAGTTTATGCGCAGCATTCTTACAGATGATAAGTACAAAAAGAGTTTTGTGAAATACCGTTTAAATGTAAGAAGAGACTATTGGGGCAATATCTACATAGAAAATCAAAAAGTGGGTAACATCAAAGATGTACCCACTTCCAAATAACTAAAAACGGCTCTTAAGTTTCGCTGTTAGCTCCACTCTTTCAAAATCACCCCGCAAGCCTTTGGTTTGTGGGGATTTTTGTTTTCCACAATAACTGCATTGGTAAGTAAGGGTGAATACATCTACTACCGTATCTTCAATGCTAAGGCTTTCATTTATAAGGTGTAGCTTGCCTGTGCTGGGTGTTTCAACAGTTTTTAGTATGCTATCGGTAATATCAATAAAGTCTAAGAACTTGAGCCCCTCAACTTTGTTTTGTCCTAAAGAGGAAAGGTCTCTTAGCTGTTCATAACACAGCCTAAAAGTGAGGGTTGCTACTGCTTCGTAGTTATCGGTGTAGGCTATTTGCCATTGCACTAATAAGGCAGGGAATATATGCGCCTCAAAAAGGTTGTCGTTATAGTCTTGCCCTACGTAGAAGTCAATGTACTGAATGGGTACAATACCCTTGCTTCGGTATAAATCTTTAGTAGCTTCTTGCTCAAATACTTGGTGTAGTTTGTTATAAAAATCTTTCATTGCAATTCTTTGTTAAGTTCTCGGTTTACGTGCATTTCAATACGCCTCATTAGTAGTTCGCTTTCGCCTAAAAACTGGCGTTTGGGCATTGTAAGGTTCATTTTGCGATTATGGGCTCGCACGTTCACTATTTTACTACCTATAGCCCGTGTAGTAGCGTTTCCCCTGCGATTTACACTTCTTTGCCGTATCACTACTTTGCGAGTGTGAGCTTTCACCTGTGCTACTTTATTCACAGTACCTCCCTCGTTGTGCAGTTGGGCGTAGGGTACATCAGTTCCTACTACCACGTAGTAGTCGCCTGAAGTTATTTTGCGTATAGACCTTTTCAGGCGACCTGTGCGCAACAGTAATGAACCCCTATCGGGGCGTTTGCGTGCTTGCCATTTTTCGGCAGTCTTGTCTATCCAATTCTTAAACCGAAATCTGTCCTTTGAGAAGTTCACAGCTATTACGCCTGCTTCATTCACCATTCGCTGTAGGAAGGTTCGTTGTGTAAGGCGTTGCAGTCGGTTGAATAAGTCGGTGTTTACTTGTAAGTCCATATTATGATAGTTCAGCGTTTCGCACTACTCTGAGGAGCATATCAGTAAAACGTTCTTCTACTTGTTGCCAAGTCAGTCCTTCGGCATTGCTCACCTTTATATCACCTTTGCTTAGTGCTTCAAAAGTAATGGTTATGTTTTTGGTTTGGGTAGCATCGCCTGTTACCTTGCTTACCTGCGAGCCTAATTGGGTATTGGCGTTCATTGTTGTTGGTGTTGCCCCCGCTGTGGCTCCTGCGGTATTGGTAAAGCTGAATGGGTTTTCGGGTTTAGTTTCTTTTTCAGGCTCTTCCTCTTTTTGTTTTTCTCCATCGGTAACTGTATTCATTGACTCCCTAAGCTCTTTGATATAGTCAGCACCTTTACCCGCTAAACTTTCGAGACCAGGGATATTAGAAAGCAATTCTAACAATTGTTGGATAGGCTTTAGTATAGTGTCTAACAACACGAGCCCTATGCGTTTGAGTCCCTCCAAAATACCGCCATCGGTAAAGGCTTTTTTGATACTTTGCCAATGGTCGTAAATGGTTTTAATACCATTGATGAGCCAACCTATGGGACCAAGGAGGGCTAACATACCTGCACCCCATTGGTCGAATTTCTTTATTGCTACCACTACGAGAGCAATAAGTGCTGCTATGCCTGCTATCAGTAGCCCTATGGGGTTTGCGGCTAGGGCTACATTCCACGCCCACGTGGCTACAGTAACTACGCCTAATACGCCCGCAAATGTACCAAATACAGGAATAAGCCAATCCACGTTCTTGTATATCCACTCAAAAAGGGGAGTAATGTACTCAATAGCTTTGGATAGCATAGGTAGTATAGCCTCGCCTATTTTTATCATTGTACCTTTGAGTTGGTTTTGTGCGATGCCCCATTGTTCTAAAGGAGTGAGAGAGTCGGTATAGGCTTTTCCTAACGCGCCTTGTGAGCCTACTACAGCATCGGTAGCCTTCTGTAAGCCCTCTATATCCTGCATAAGGGTTTGAAAGCCCATTGTACTCATTTGGTCGAGCCCTAACTTACCAAATTGCTCCATACGCTGCTTGTCTGAAAGACCAGCCATTTTGTCGTTGAGCATTCCTATAATTTCTACCAAGGGTTTTATTTTCCCTGTAGTGTCGTGTACCTCTATCCCCAAGGCTTTAAACCCGCTTTTGTAAATGCCGTCTTTGCCTACTTGCCCAAGGGCTATGCGCTCATCGGATAACGATCGGATGATACCCTGCAAGGCAGTAGTGGACTGTTCGGCACTTAGCTTGGTGGTGAGTGAGGCAAATGCCCCTGCCGTTTCAGTAAGTTCATAGCCCAACCCTTTGGCTAATGGCGTGAGCTTAGGCATATAGTTGGCTATATCTTTAAACTCGGCATTCCCCTCTTTTACGGTTGCAAACAGCACATCGTACACTTTGTTAATATCCTCTCCTGACGACATCATTGTGGCAATCCCTGCACTGGCTACCGTTTCTATATCGGTGAAACCTGCTTTAGCGGCTTGCAAGGTAGGTTCAAGGGCTTGCATTGATTGGTTTACATCAAGCCCTGCCGAAATGATACGTGAGAAGGCTTTAGGAACTTCCTCCAGAGGGGCGACGTTTTTAGTACCTATATCCAACAATTTATTAGATAGTTTGCCAAGTTCCTCTTTACTCAGCTCGGCAGTTACGTTAATCTCTGCCATTTGTTTGTGCCAATCGTTAGCTAAGGAGGTAGCCCGCACCAGCCCTGTACCTACCGCTACTATGCTTGCCCCCAAGAGCACCCATTTGTTGGAGAGGGTATCCATAAGATTGCCGAGCATTGGTATTTGGTTAGTAAAATCGCGGTAGCTGTCGCGCATTTGCTGTACGTGCTGGCGAAAGCGGTTCGACATTTGGGTAAGTCCGTTGTTAAACAAGCGTTGGCTTAAATCAATAAGTAGGGTTAATTTTGATGTTGTTGCCATTGTTATTTTGTTATTTCAAAAATTGTTTATACTTTTGCGGTACAATATTAGGAACTCAGAGACTTGCATTAATAACGCTACCTTCGGGATGCGGGAATAGAGACGGCTCTGCAAAGGGTTTACACGGTCTAAGTTTTTGAGTTCTTATTTTATTTTTAGCCCTTTGCGAATAAATTTCTCGGGGGCTTTCATACTGTACCACGTGTTAATGGTAAGTGATTGTTGTTCTGTATTCAAGTCGCAATCTACTATAAGTACTCTATCTTGATAGAACTTGATGTAACGTGGTTGGAACTTCTTAGCATCACCTTTATAATCAAAATACCATACCTCATCGGGATTCTTTAAAATCTCCTTAACAAAAGGGAATAGCTGGTGTCTTAGCTCATTTTCATTAAGGTATTTCCCTTGTGTATGGGTATCAAAAACACTCTTCTGCAAGGTGAGTTTTCTGCCTAAATAGTCTTCAAAGCCCATATAGGTATTTTTCTCAAAAGGTTTAAATAGCTCGTGGAGGTTTTTCTCGGTAATGGTGTTATCCAATTTAAGAGGTTTTAAATGCTGTTTAAACGCTTCCCAAGAGGGTAGTCCATATTTATCAAAAGTCATTTCGTTGAGTTTTTTGGGTAGTCCCTTAGTATCACTGTAAAACTGCTGTTTGGTAAACACCTGCTTGAGGTCGCCACGATTGATTTCAAACTGAGAACCTTTGTATTTATTATCTGTACCCTCCAGCATTATTTTAGCTTCTCTGCCCTTGGTTACTTTGCCTTTTTGGTCGCCCAACACTTGCACCATTTCGCAACGGCAGCCATAGCCGTTAGGCGGATACAAATCCATTGCTTCCTTATCGGATAGGTTGAATATTTTGCCGTTGAGCACTTTGTGTGCCTCACGCACTTTGTCGTCGCCTGCGGTTTGGTATTTTACAAAAGAGGTAACGGTGTCTTTCTCTGCCATAAAGCGCAAGTACTGAGCGGAGTTTTGCCCTACGGCTATAGATAGGTTGTACTCAGCTTCTAACCATTTTTTATTGAACTTCTCTACCTCTTTTTGGCACAACTCTTTAAAGTCGCTAAAGGAGCGTATTTGGTTATTTTCGTCTACTAATAGCTTTTTCATTGAAGCAAGGCGGCTTTCGGTTTTGCCTGCTGCAAACTCAAAGAGGTTGTACTCCATTAGCTGTAGGCACAGTTGGTCTGGACCCGTATAGGGGCTAATGGTAGGAAAGTTGTCGCGCAATGCCTCACTAAGGGCAACACCTTCAGCAACTACCATTTGGGCGTATTCGGGCAAGGTGTCTTTTTTGTGATACACTTTGCTTATCAGCTTATCGGTGAGTTTTGCCAGTACGGTGCGTATGGTTTTGCCAAGTGAAGCCGTATGTTGCCCGCAGGTACAGCTAAAGGGATAGCGTTCGCCCTCGTCTGCTCCCCTTAATGAAGCGGTAATTTCATTAAGGGACTGGGGCTTTCCCTCGCTCTCAATAGGTATGTTAAAGGTTTTGGAAATCCATTCGGTTTCTACTTGGTAGCCATTAGCAATGAGCCCATTAGTGATATTCCACATCTCAGATAGGTTTATTTCCTGCTCGGCTGTTTTGAACTCAAAGAATACCTCGTCCGATAGCTTGTAACCTTGCAGGCGCAATAAGGGGATGAGTTGGTCATTTACCACAAACTGAATAAAACGTTTGTCTGCTTGGGCTATTTTAAAGTCGAGCGAACGTTCGTGTACTTCGGTTTGGCTTCGGTTCGTACCTTGGTCGGACAGCATTGTTGAGCCTACTAACTGTTTGCTTATCTCATTGGTGTTGGCTTGCATAAACTGCATATACACGTTGTAGGCATCGGTGCGATTAGCTTCTTGGAAGTTGATACTGGTGCCTTGTGGGAAGGTAGCCACGCCTGCTTCGCCTAAGTCTAATAGCATTTGGTTTACCTTGTCCACTACATCGCTGTTGGTAGAATTAGAAGTAGCGGTAATGAGGGGCATACCGAATTTTTCGCAGAACTCTGCCCACGATTGCGCTACATTGCGTTTCCATATTAGGTTGGGAACAATGTTATTGATGAGCCCTAAATCGTCGGATTTACCTATTTGCAGCAGCCAAGGAGCGTAGTACTCGTCTCGGTAGTTGATGTAGTCTTCTTTA